TTTAGTGTATCCCACCTCTGTAGCTTTTGATACAATAGCAAATCCCATTATATAATTAGAATCCTCAATAATGATGTTTTTAATGTGAGGTGCTTTCTCTGAAATGTTCTTTAAAAGCCTTGTAATTTCATTAGCATCATCAATCTCTTTGTAGTTTTTTAATTCATTATTGTATAGCTTTTCACTTCCTTTAAATGGAAGCTCTTTTTTAGCTACATTAATGATGTAAGTTTCTTTTGAATTTAAATGTTTGATTGAGGTGGATTTACCAGTGCCTGTAGCACCAACAATTCCAATTAATTTGCTTGCCATGTTTATATATTTGTTTTATTTTTTAGGACTATAAAGGTACAATAATATCTTGAGAATACAAAATATTTTCCTTAGTTTTTAGCACACTTGGGTCACTAATTATTTCGTCATAAATTGCTTGTGCAGTCTCTTTATCTCTACACCATTTTACTGTTTTATCATTCACTCTTATACCAAACCAAGGGCTGTCGCTAAATGGTTCTAATTGTTCAACCATTTCAATTTTTACTGTGTCGCTCATATGTATTTAATTTTATCTTTATCAAAAAATTCTAGTGCTTTTCTAAGCCACTTTTTCTCAACCTCTTCTGTAGAACAAATAATGTATATATGTGCTTTTTTATCAGGAGTGTTATATTCCATAGCCATACATCTATTTATCTTTTGTGCTAGGTTTTCACCATTACTATCAAAATAGTTGATAATCACCTTATTAAGAGGTTTATATGTAACTCCTGTATTACCTATCTTTACAACAGCCAGGTGGTTACCCTTACCAGATGCAAAATCTTCAAATACATCTTTATCTCCTGCTTTGCTATGATAGACAGGAATGCCTAATTCATCAGCTATCTTTGTCAAACCACAAAACACCAAAACACGATCATATTCATGTGCTTTTAATAAAGCTTGTGTCTTACGTAGCTTGGATAGACTATTTTGTATCAGTCTCATCCTAGCTAGTCTTAAGAACATAGTTGCTTGACCCTTCTTCTCCATCTGATCTATCACCCAACCATAAGCATCGAATTGCTTCTTTTCACTCTTCCACTTACCCTTATAGTTGTTTTGTGTGACATTATCCAGAGGTGTGCTCACCACTGTTATAACATAATCTGTTATAACACCTTCTTCAATAGCCTGTTCTATCGAATAGGAGGCTATTACAGACAGGGTGAGCTCAGATTGAAGTGTACGTTCAGTTTGTGCAGAAAGGGTCCCTGTGAGCCCTATCACCTTATTGTGACGTTTTATCATGTCTTTAACCACTTCTATCTGTGCATCCGAAAGCAAATGTATCTCATCAATGACTAATAGGTCAAACTGGATGTCTTGCACCTTATGCATTGATAAGTGTGTGGTGTACACTATATTAGGATTTTTATATTTCCTGGTTTTGAAATCTTCTTCCCATGCTGACTTAATCTTTAAATCAGGATAGGCTATCATTATATTCATATCAGCAGGCAGTTTCTCTAATATATTAATTGTTGTATATATTTTACCAAATCTAGGACATAGATTCAAAATACCAAATTTGCCATGATTCATCCATACATCAGCAAATTCAGTTTGTCTAAGATCTCTTAGCGTAGGAATAAGGCTGTTTTTTGCCATAATTTATAATTGTAGTGAATGACCAAAATAGATATTCAAAATTAACAGCCACATAGGGCTCATATTTTTGTATATTGTTCATTACACTAATTGTAGGTAGTAAGACTATTTGCCACCAATGTGACTTATTATTGGGTATTGTGTTATACACCCTTGTTGTTATATTCATTTTATTTGTTTAAAAAGTACGATTTATTCAAAATTGCATCATAATCACTGTCTGTGATATCTCTTTGCCTGGGTAGTTCTTTGAACATACCAATTTGACCAAGGAAACCAAGACCTATTCTAACATCATCTTCTCCATAGCTATTCTTGATAAGTCTAACACTTCTGAAATACTTTGCACCATAATCATCTCTAAGTTTATTAAGGTCATAACCACTAGGGTCTGCCACTTTATAACGCATAGGGTCAAATAGAGCTAATACAACATCAGCATCATTTTGTGTGCTTGAACTATCTGCAAAATCTTCTAGCTGCGGTTCAACATCACCATTCTTTAGTCTCATTGGACTACTAATGTCTCTGTTAAACTGACTCACAACCACTGGACTATATCCATAGAAGTCTCTAGCATATCTTAGTTCATCACTCATCTTATCAATAGCCTGTTTTTTAGTGGGCTGTGCTGTTGTGGTTTTCAATAGGCCAATATGATCTAATACAACTAATGTGATTTCATCCTCATTATTAGGAATATATATTTTATTGTATTGATCCAACTGTTCCACTCTACCATTTGCAAGAGCATGTGTCTTTAGCTCTTTAGCAATACCCACTGGGTTCTCTGGTCCACTGATGATTGTTATAACATCTTTCATTTTTTCTGCATAATCCTCATACATTAAGAACAGATCGTGCTCATCTTTAGTCATCTTCTCAGTCCAACCTAATAGCTTATTAACAGAAATGATTATTCCTTGTTCTAAAAAGATTTTTCTACTGATCCATTTAGCTAGCTTATAGGTTCCACTTCTCTCCATAGAGCGATAGATGATTTTAAGCTTTATATTAGTTTTGTTCTGTTTGCTGATGTACCAATCAAATGGATTAAGTACATATGCATCATCAATGAATGATGTTTTACCAGATCCCGTTAGACCTCCAACCAATGTGTACATAGATTTCCTGATACCTATATATCTATTAAGCCTGTTAAAGCCCATAGGGATACCATTGTTTCTACCATCAAGCCCTGCCTGCACCTCATTTTTAAGAATTTCAAAACTCATATATCTGTTCCTCCTCTAATGATTGGTTCTTCTACAATCTTTTTACCTTCTCTGATTAATTCAATGAAGGGTTCAAATGTTCTTTGATTTAAATATGTAAGACTATTCTGCATAAATGTTAACCTATTGGTTTTTGTTTTAACAGAATTCTCTTTCTTTTGTAACACCTCATATTCTAATGCTGCTATCATCTCTTTGATAGTATATTCACCTTCAGCTAGAATATTCTTAAGCTTTAGCTTACAATCATCCTTCTTTGCACGCATACTTCTTGTACCTGTGAAATCAACCTTTTTATGTGAGAATGTATCAGTGCCTGGATAAGCTTTCCACCAATCATCAAAATCATTAGAGACTATTTTGCTCTTAACCAATTTCATTTCTGGTTCTCCTTTCTCATCTAGAAATCCTAATACAGACTTACCAATAAGGGTGATTTTAAAGTTTTCTGATAGTAAACCTTTTCTTCTAACTGTCTGACACAGAACACTCATTCTTTCATTTTCACAAAGAGAAGATGCATCATTACCCTCTTCTATTAGTTTTAGAAGATAGAGCATGTCTAATGTATAGCCAGCTTTATATATCTCCTCAAAATGGTAAAGGGTTATGTTCATGTTCTTTCTTTGGGATTTTGCTAACAACTGTTATTTGTGCAGGTTGTCTGTTGTTTAGTTCCTCTTGAATTTGTCTATCTAAGAGTCTTTCTTCTTCATACAAATATATGAAATCTTTGAGAGATTCTCTTTCAAAATCATCAATTATTTTTAGATTCTTCATCTTTATATCCTTTATTATTCCAAAAATACTCACATGTTAATACCACTGTACCAGCACCTTGTGTTTCTGATGCTATTGTTAGTTTATATGGAGGATCAGAGAAAAATGATTGACCTAATTCTTCAGCCTTAGCTGTATATCTGTGGCACATTGTCTTCAATAGACAATATCCACCTTTGCACATTGAAATATCTGGCATGTTATTTAATTTTAATTGTTTTATTCTGCTGCATAACCAAAGAATATCCACTCACCATCTCTTTCACTAGTGGCTTTCTTATATGTTATTTTAGCTACACGAGGATTACATTTTTCTAAAACTTTTTCCATATCAATGGTTGTAGTTTCTTGTGTCTTTTCTGTACGCTTTCTAGCAAAATCTACAGCATCGCCTTTAGTATCAAATGAATTAAGTTTATTACCGTTGTGATTGTACACTACATATTTAAGTACCCACTTCTTCGTACCTGGTGTAACTACATGCTCCACTTGTGACCTAGTCTTGTTCTTATTATCAATAGGTTTTACAATACATATAGCTGAACAATCACGTTTGTTCATAGCATGACTATCAAATCTATTATATATGTAACTATTTACATCATTAAACTTACTTTTACTATACATTTCTGTTTCATCTCTAAATCCATCAGTAGTACTAATTGTACCATTATAGCCATCTTGATGACCATATTCTTCTTCAGCTATTTCACAAAGTTTTCTATATACTTCTTGTGCTGTTTTACCAGTACTTCTTTCTTTAAATTGACATGCTCCCATAATTTTGTTTTTTAATCTTTTATACGTAAACCAAATTGTAAATCAAACCAATTGAATGTACTCTCAGCTCTTGATTTATTACATTTAAACACTTTTTTAATTAGTGGTAATGCATAAGCTTTGAATACTTCATGTTGTTCTGTTGTCATGGTCCATTTGTCATACCATTCTTTTGTCATATGTGCTTCTTGCATAGACTTATCTATCATACCTAATTGATAATCAACTAGATGATCTGCTATATTTTCTCTATTTATCTTTGCCATTAGAATGTGTCTATAAGTTTAATAATTTCATCATAGTCATAAACATCTTCTTCTTGTTGTGCTTTTATTAATAGCTTTGCAGCTATTTTAGCACATTTTTTACCTGTGTCTATACCTGTATATGGATCTTGTCCTACAATTGATAGGAATTCCAATACTAGTTCTGCTGCTTTGTGTTTGTTGTCCATTAGAATAATGTTGTTTGATTAGGGTTAACAATAATTTTTCTCTTTCTTCCTGCAAATTGAATCTTTTCAATTATGCGTTCTGCTTTCTCTATATAATAAGAATGGTTAATGTTATCTAGTGGGTGATCTATATTAAGATGATTACACACTTTCATTACCCATTCACCAGCTTCCACCTGGCTAACATCAGCAGCATTGGTTGTACATTCAGGGTTTTTCACCTTTAACAGTTTCTCTCCTACACCACTCACATAATATCTGATGAGTTTATTGTAGATTGTTTTGTTTTCTTT